GTAAATGGTGCAATTTTAATGATGCCGAAGACCAGATGTCTTATGAATTAATACCGCATAAAACCATAGCAAAGGTTCGGTTATTACTTAAAGGAGGCAACCACGTTACAAAAGAGTGGCCGGACGGATGGGCAACTAAAAGCAAATCGGGTACTTGTATATATCTTGCCTGTGAGTTTGTAATTTTAGGCGGAGAATATGAGAATAGGAAAGTCTGGAGCAATATCGGTCTCCATAGCAATAAATCACCGCTATACGCTGAAATCGGCAGAAGCATGATTAAGGCAATACTCAACTCTGCTAATGGCTTGCATTCTAAAGATAAATCACCAGAGGCAGAAAAACAAAGGCAGATTAAGAGCTTTGCCGATCTTGATAATTTACAGGTGGTAGCTGAAATTACTATTAACGATAAAGGAGATCAACCTCGTAACGAGATCAAGACCATAATTACGCCCGACCATGCCAGATATAGCGAGTTTATGGATGAGAGAAGCGGAAAGTTTCCGATTAACACTCAGGCTGCAAGTAATAAACAAACTGATGATGCTTTTGAAGAAGATAAATTACCGTGGGTATAATAATGAGCCAAGAGATACAACGACATATTACTGGCATCTACAATGAGTTAGACCAATATCATGATAACAGGGGTTTAACTGAAATTTGTTATTGGCATTCTTGTAAGCATTTTAAGTATAACGAGGCTTTTCAGGTAGCTTTTTTTCAAATGGAGAGGCAGATAAAACTGGTTACTAAAAATTTAGCTCAGTTATCGGAGTCAATAGATGATTTAGAGATACATGTTAATCGGTGTAAGCAGTTGGTTTTGTTAGAAAAAGAGAAGGATACCGAATTTGCAGAAGTTTATAATGAGTATCACGCAAAATTAAATGGAGTAGCAGATGAAGGGAAAGTGTGAAGAGATTGTTATAGAGCGTTATTTAAAGGGGAATATTAACAATGAATTTAAAGATGAGCTTTTGTGGGTCATTAACCTAAGGCGCGATAACGGTCAATATTTAGAAATATTATCTAAATTGCTACAAGATGAGAGCTCGGAAAAGCTTAAGGTTCTAGAAACTATAGTAGAGATGATCAAAAAACAAATTATGGCCGATAGTAGAGACTTTCAAGTAAGAGATCCTAAAAAGTTTGTAAACAACTTGCTAGAGGAGTTAGAACATGAACTATCAAAGTAATCATGAAACTATAACATGGCAGGAGGCAAGCATTAAGTTATCGCAATTAAAAGAATATGCAGATAACCCAAGAAAAATAACCAAGGAAATGCTGGATAAGCTAGCTTCTCATATAAGGGAGGACGGGTATCATCAAAGGATAATAGTAGATAACGATTACACCATCATCGGCGGTCATCAGCGCAAAAAAGCTTTATATATGGCAGGTTATGATGATGAGACTGAAATTGAGGTGTTAATGCCGAGTAGGAAACTAACACCGGCGGAAATAGACAGGCTAAACATTAGAGATAACCTAGCATTCGGTGAATATGACTTTGATCTGCTAACGGAGCGGTTTGATCAGGAGGAGCTATTATCTTTTGGCATGGATAAGGATATGCTAGCCCCTATTTTTGATAAAGCCTTATTAGAAGAACTAGGGGAGGAAGAGGAGATAGAAGTCCCGGGAGAAGCTACTGCTAGGCTTGGTGATATTTACCTGCTCGGGTCTCATCGTTTAATGTGCGGTGATAGTACTAATCCGCAGCATGTTGAAAAACTAATGGGTGTAGCAAAGCCGATTTTAATGGTAACTGATCCGCCGTATGGGGTGGGTTATGAGCCTGAGTGGCGTGAGGGTGTTGATCTTCAGGTAGGCATACGTTCTAAAGGTAAGGTACTAAATGATGATAGATATGATTGGTCTGAGGCTTATTCATTATTTACCGGTGATGTGGCTTACATCTGGCATAGTTCAAAATATACTCATAAATTTGCTGAAAATATAGAGAATAGCGGTTTTGAATTGATTTGTCTCATAATCTGGACAAAGCAGCAGTTTGCATTAAGCAGGGGTGATTATCATCATCAGCATGAGCCTCTATGGTATACCGTACGGAAAGGGAAAAAGCATAACTGGCAGGGCAAACGTGATCAATCTACCGTATGGGAAATTACGAATAATAATCCATTTGGTAATAGTTCTCACAATATAGAAGAAACGTGGGGACACGGCACACAAAAACCGATGGAGTGCATGCTTCGGCCTATACTTAATAACTCCGCGCAAGGTGAGAGTGTATACGACCCGTTTGGCGGTAGCGGTACTACGTTAATTGCCTGCGAGAGGTCAAAGCGTAATTGTTACATGATGGAATTATCTCCAGCTTATGTTGATGTTATAATAAAGAGGTGGGAAAAAGAAACCGGATTAAAAGCGGTACTGGAAGGTGGCAAGTAAAGAGTTATTAGAAGAGGAAAAAAATCTAGGAGGACGTCCTATGATCGAGCTTAGTGAAGATCAGTTGGAAGACCTTAATATTCTATCTGCTATTTGTACTTTAGATGAGATAGCAGATTATTTTTGCATAGCTAGGGAGACTTTTAGGAGAATTAGAGTCCGTGATGAGGAGGTTTTTAGCCTCTATAAAAAAGGGCGAGTTAAAGCCAAAAAGATTATGGGTAGTAGACTTTTTAAAAAAGGTGTTATTGAAGGCGATACTACTGCCATGATTTTTTATATGAAAACCCAAGGAGGGTGGAAAGAAGCAAAGGAAGAGCCGGAAGAAAAACCAGTTAAAATAGAAACTCCGCAAGAAATAGAAGCTAAAATGGAAGAAATTAGACTTTATATTCAGTGGAAAGAAGAACAAAAATTAGTGTTAGAAAAAGAAAATAATAAGGAAGAGTAAATGTTATATTCTAAAAAAGAACAAGCGGAAGCTTCTCTTTATGAATTTTTTAAGCAAGCTTGGCATGTACTAGAAGGAGGAACTCCTTTTGTAGATGAATGGTATCTTAAGAAAATAGCTAATAGTCTTCAAGATTGTTTAAAAGGAAAGATTAAGAATTTATTAATAAATCTACCGCCTCGCAAAGGAAAAACCAATTTAATATCGATAGCCTTTCCTGCGTGGGTATGGATTAACTACCCTGAAAAGAAGTTTATCTGTGCTTCTTATTCTAATTCACTGGCATTAAAGATAGCCGATAAGAGTCGGTTACTTATTGAAAGCAGCTGGTACCGGGAGAGGTGGGGAGATAGATTTAAATTACGGAAAGATCAGAATTCCAAGAGCTATTTTGCTAACGATAAAACAGGATATAGAATTTCAACGAGTGCGGGTTCGTTTATAACGGGATCGGGAGGCGATATACAAATTACCGATGACCCGAATGACCCGAGCGGCGAGTCTGAAGCTAAACTTGAAGCGGTAAATATATGGTGGTCTCAAAAATGGTTCAATAGGGTTAATGACGCTCGAACGGCTGTAAGGATTGTCGTACAACAAAGATCGCAAAGTGAGAATGACGTATCGGGTAACATTATCAAGAATGACGTAGATAACAGGTGGGTAAAATATATTCTTCCTATGGAATATGAGAGTAACGTTAAATCCGATTTTAATGACGCCCGAACGAAAGAGGGGCAGTTGCTAAGTAGCAGAGATACTCCTGAAGTAGTAAAGCAGATTAAAAGAGAAATGGGTTCTTACGGGTATGCTGCGCAGTATCAACAAAGACCTGCTCCACTCGAGGGAGGTATCATTAAAAAACACTGGTTCAAGCTTTATCCGCAAGCTGAATTACCAAGCCTGGAATATATAGTTCAGTCATGGGATACGGCATTAACCGGTAATGATGATTCCAGTTATTCTGCCTGTACTACGTGGGGAGTATTTAAGGATAATTACGATAATGAAAATGTAATACTGCTTTCAAGCTGGCGGGATAGATTAGAGTATCCCGATCTTAGAGAAAGAATGAAGAGACTGGCAAATGATTATAGGGATACGGGAATTACGCCTATGTCTTTTAATGCCAGATATAGTCCTGATTTAATAGTGGTAGAAGCTAAAGCATCGGGCGATCCGCTTATGGCAGAGCTTAAAAGAATGGGTATATATGCCCGTCCTTTTATCCCTAACAAGTACGGCGATAAGATACAGAGAGTAAGGTTAATTAGTAGCTTAATTGAAGGAGGTATTGTATGGATGCCGCCAAGTAAACATAACCCGTCAAAATTAGCTGATTTTGCCGATGAGTTTGTAACAAGCGTTAGTTATTTCCCAAACGTTAGTGCAAGGGATTTTGTCGATACGATGACGCAGGCATTAATAACGCTTAGGGACGCTAATCGTATTTCTCATCCTAAAGACTACGTAGAGCCGGAAGAATATCAAGAAACAATAAGGGTATATTAAGAATATGTCTAATAAGAAGGGGATTAAATACAATTCAAAATCTGCGTTAATTTTAAAACAATATACTCCGGAAGATATACAGAAATTGTTAAATAGCGGTGAGTTTAAATCGGTCATTATCCGCAGACTTGGAGTACATGTGAAAGCTTTTAACGATTATATGGGGCAGCATAATTTAACTTACCGAGTTCCGGATAAACCAAAGTTTAGCGGTAGAGAGATGAGTAATGCTAGGGGAGAACAAAAGGGCTCTGCTTCTTATGAAGAACCGCTAGAGAGATTTCAAAGGTTATTTAAAGAGCGCAAGCAAAAAAGAACCTTACGGGAGCTAAAAGATGCTTATTACTAAAAATTAACTTATTTACGAAGATATATCACATGAAAGGAAGAAAGAAAATAGAATTACCGGATATGTTTGATTCAGCGTTAAGCCTTAAGGATATAGATAATGCCGAGATTAATAAGGTTGAAGATTTAGAAGACGGCTCATCCGTTTATGAAATAGGAAGCCTAAAGGAAGATAACCTTAACAACGATAAGTTTGATGCTAACCTTGCTCTTACGATGAAGGAGGAGAGCTTAGCGAAAATATCAACTTATATTCTAGATGCTATTGATGATGATATTAAAGTAAGGCAACCATGGCTTGATATACAT